AAGTACGACTTCGCCACCTGGATCCCGCAGATCCTCGATTGGATCGACCGGGCGGACTGTCTCTGGTGCAGCACGTGGACGTTATCTCGACCCAACGCCGACGACATTTTCACGCTTCACGACGAGGGGAAGATCGCGCCCGGGCAGATTCACTTTCTGACGGGTTTGTACTTCAAGCGGCGGGATACGGCCACGTACAATTACCTGCTCGATGGACTCCTCAAACGGGGTGGCCGCTTCAAGGCCTTTGAGAATCACTGCAAGGTTTTGCTTCTGGCCAACGCCCGGAAAAAAACCTGGATCACCGTGGAAGGCTCCGCCAATCTCAATGCCAACCCGCGGTTTGAGCAGTATGTGATCGTCAACGACCGGGAGTTGTTCGAGTTTCACCGCGGCTGGATGGAAGAGGTCTTTCAGTCGCAGACCAAGACTTACCGCAGCACGACCACGCGGCGGGAGGAGGGCTTTCGGGGTTATTCGATCCGTCGGGCCGGGCTGGGGGTGACGGTGGTCAGCAAGCACCATGCCGAGCAGAAGCAGATCATCCGGCAGAAGTTATCGCCGACGTGGGACCCTGCTTTTATCGGGAAGCTGGCCGAGGGTCTGGCCCGGTTGATCACGACCTGGTTGCCGAGTCTGCCGAACGAGGCCCTTCTCACGCCGCCGCCGCAGGGGGCGAGCTGGCCGGGGCCGTACTTCGCCGGGGAACTTTGCGGGGCCGTGGCCGCGAAACTCCAGAGGAAGGCCGCCCGGCTCCTCACACGGACGGATGAAAAGCATTATCATCATCCGATGGAGGCCTTGCGTCAGGCCCCGTTCTGTTATGAGGGGCCGAAGGTCCCGCTTGTCGTCATCGTGGACGACCTGATCACGAGTGGGGCCACGATGAAACGGGCCATGCAGGCCGTGCAGGAGAAAGGACTGGCCGCCTATGGGTTCGCGTACTACGGGGCCTGAGAGCCAATCCGCCGACCAGGAACTCATCGACCGGGCCGTCCTCCTGATCGTCTCGGGGCTGAGCGTCGAGGCCGCCGCCGGGACGCTTCAAAGTAAACTAGGGGTGACCGCCGCCAAGGCCGCCGCGGCGGCGAAAAAGGCGGAAAAGAAGATCGTCCTGGCCGCCAATTATGACCGGACCAGGGAACTGGGGACGGCCATCGCGCGATTGAACGATCTTTACCGTCGGGCCGTGGCGATCCAGGACACCAAGACCGCCCTCCAGATTCAGCGGGAGATCAACAAGCTCCTCGACCTCTACGACCGCCCGTTGCCCGGCGAGACGGGGGAGACGGAGGAAACAGAACAGAACCTGGCCCGCCGCTACCTGGAGGGGCTGGGGCTGGGGGACGCCGAGACGCCCCTGGCCGAACTCTGTCGCCGGGCCGCCGCAAAACTCCTGGAGGTCCAGACCCACCCGCCGCGTGAATGAAAGATTATCAGCGCCACAAGAGGCGGGCCGCCGCCCGCAGCCGCAGTCAATCGCTCCAGGGGCGGGATATTGCCCCGTTGCCGCCCATCGCCAACCCCCAGCGCCGCGCCCGGGCCGGGGGTTCCTTCCAGCGGCTCTGTGAGACTTACTTCCCCGAAATCTTCTCATTACCGTGGAGCCAAGATCACCTCAAGGTCATTGCCAGGATCGAGCAGGCCGTCCTGAGAGGGGGCCTCTTTGCCGTCGCCATGCCCCGGGGATCAGGGAAGACGAGTCTCTGCAAGGCCGCCTGCCTGTGGGCCACCCTCTACGGCTACCGGGACTTTGTGGCCCTCATCGGATCGAGTGAGGCCCACGCCCAAAGCATGCTCCACGACCTCAAACTCCAACTGGAAACGAACCCCCTGTTGGCCGCCGACTTTCCCGAGGTCTGTTATCCGATAGCGGCCCTGGAGGGGATCGCCAACCGCTGTCGGGGCCAGCTCTTTCACGGGAAGCGGACCCACATCGAATGGACCGCCGACAAGATTGTCCTGCCCACCATCCCCGGCAGTCCGGCCTCCGGGGTCATCATGACGGTGGCCGGGATCACCGGCCAAATCCGCGGGATGACCCACCAGCGCCCGGACGGGAAACTGGCCCGTCCCAGCCTGGTCATCATCGATGACCCGCAGACCGACGAATCGGCACGCAGCCCCAGCCAATCCGCCGCGAGGGAGGCCATCGTGGCGGGGGCCATTCTGGGCCTGGCAGGCCCGAAAAAGAAGATCGCCGGGATTATGCCCTGCACGGTCATCTATCCGGGGGACATGGCGGATAACATCCTCAACCGGGAGAAGCACCCGGAGTGGAACGGGGAGAGGCTGAAGATGGTCTATGCCTTCCCGACAAACGAAAAGCTCTGGCAGGAGTACGCCGAAATCCGGGCCGAGAGTCTGCGGGCCGGGCGGAACGGGGAGGAGGCGACCGCATTCTACCGGCAGCACCAGGAGGCGATGGACGCGGGGGCCGTGGTGGCCTGGCCGGAGCGGTACAACCCCGATGAACTCTCGGCCCTCCAGCACGCCATGAACCTCAAGCTCCTGGACGAGGCCGCCTTCTGGGCGGAGTACCAGAACGAACCGAAGCCGCCGGAGACCCAAGACCTGCCCCTTTTGCGGGCCGACGTGACCAGTCGCCTGAGCCGGATCCCGCGGGGGACGGTCCCCGCGGAGGCCACCGTCCTGACGGCCTTCATCGACATCCACCAGAAAATCCTCTACTATGCCGTGGCGGCCTGGTCTGAAAATTTTACCGGCTGGGTCGTCGATTACGGGACGTATCCGCAGCAGCGGACCCCGTACTTCCGGGCCGCCGAGGCCCGCCCCACCCTGGCCGACCTTGGCCCCGACCTGGCCCTGGAAGGCCAAATCTACAACGGCCTTTCGGAGCTGGTGGAACGACTCGTCCGCCCCTGGCCGCGGGAGAACGGCCCCGCCGCCGACCTGGACCGGGTCCTCATCGACGCCGGGTGGGGGCAGACGACGGACGTTGTCTTCACCTACTGCCGCCAATCCCCCCACGCCGCAATCCTCCTCCCGAGCTTTGGCCGGTACATCGGGGCGGCCTCCCTCCCCATGAGCGACTACCGCCGGAGGCCGGGGGAGAAGGTGGGGCACAACTGGCGGGTCCCGCCGCCAGCCCCCGGCCGCGCCACCCGCTACGCCCTCTTTGACGCCAACTGGTGGAAGACCTTTTTGGTGCGACGCTTTTTGACGCCCCTGGGCCAGCGGGGGGCCCTGGTCCTCTTCGGGGACAACCCGGCCCCGCACCGCCTCCTGGCCGATCACCTCAGCGCCGAAATCCCCGTCGAAGTCTCGGCGAGGGGCCGCACCGTGACGGAGTGGAAGCCCCGCCCAGGACATCCCGACAACCACCTCTTCGATTGCCTGGTGGGCTGTGCCGTGGCCGCCTCGATGGCCGGGATCACGGACGACGCCGCACCGCCCGTCAAAACCCGCCGCCGGATCGATCTTGCGAGGCTCCAAGCCCATGCCTGACCGCTGCCCCAACTGCCACTGTCGGCACCTCCTCACCCTCCACGTGGAGGCCGAACGGACCTTCACTCGGATCACCCGGCAGTGCCGCCACTGCGGGGAAGTGGTGGTGACCTACCAGAAAAACTGTGCGCCCCCTCCTTCGTATAATCGCCCGTATGAGCCAGGACCTGACCGAGACCATCGCCGAAAAGGCCCGGACCCCCGCCGAAGTCCGCACGGAGGAGGCCTCGGTCAAGGCCCGTTCCCTCAGTGAACTGATCGAGGCCGACAAGTATCTCAAGAAGACGCAGGCCGCCAAACAGCCGACGCTGGCCCTTCGCGTGACGACCCTGGACCCACCGGGCACGACTTGAAAGCCCTCCTGAACCGTGTCCTGAACCTCTTCCGCCGACCGGCCGACCCCGGCCGGTCTCTCTCTGCGCGGTTTGACGCCGCCGTCCTGAGCCAGAGCACGGCGAGACACTGGGCCAACGCGGATAACCTCTCCGCCGATGCCGCGGCCAGCCCAGCCGTGCGGGCCATTCTGCGGACCCGCTCCCGCTACGAGATCGCCAACAATCCCACGGCCTACGGGATGGCCACCAAGCTTGCCAACGACCTCATCGGGACCGGGCCCCGCCTCCAAATGCTCTTGCCCGATGAGGCCGACAACGACTACCTGGAACAGGAGTGGGAGGCCTGGGCCACCGAGATCGACCTGGCTGAGAAACTCCGCACCGCCAGGATTGCGAAATTCGTCGACGGGGAGGCCTTCATCCTCCTCACGACCAACCGCCGCCTGGACACCCCCGTCAAACTCGACATCCGCCTCATCGAGGCCGACCGGGTGACCAATCCCAATCCGACCCTGGACGCCAACGACGCCGACGGGATCCTCCTGGACGCCAACGGCAACCCCATCGCCTATACAATCCTCAATCAGCACCCCGGGGATACACGCATCATCAACACCGGGGCCACCACCATCCCGGCCCGAAACGTCATCCACCTCTTCAAGCCCCTACGGCCAGAACAGCACCGGGGAATCCCCGAACTCACGCCAAGCCTGCCTATCTTTGCCCTCCTGCGGGACTGGCTGATCGCCACGGTCGACGCCGCCAAGGCCGCCGCCGCGATCGCTGGGGTGCTGTACACCGACGCACCTCCGGGGGGCGAGGCAGCCGAACTGGACGCCCTCTTCCCCATCCGCCTGGAACGGAACGCCCTGTTGACGATGCCGGAGGGATGGAAGATGGAACAGGTCGAGGCCCGGCACCCCTCCGGGAACTTCGCCGAGAGCTACACGGCCATTGAGAAGAAGGCCATCCGGGCCACGGCCATTCCCTGGAATGTCGCCGCCTCCGATTCCAGCGCCTACAACTACGCCTCCGGACGCCTCGACCACCAAACGTACT